TTTACGCCTGGAGAGATTTGAAATGCCATTTTATTATCTCCTTGAATATGATGTTATATTGGCAATTAAGATACCATACGAATATTTATGAAAGGCCATATTTAGAGATTCCTCGAGGCATCTTTAATAAATTGTGAATATAATTCTGAACCATCGGCAACTTCCCACAAATCACCGTCTATATTTTCATATCTGTCACTCAGTCCAAGTCCATCATCAAGAATTGGTGCTGGAAGAACTTCTTCATCTAACTGATTCATATTTTCTAACTGAATCTGTTTACGAATATCATGGTTTACGATGTCTTTAAAGTATTTTTGAGTGGCTACCCAACCAAAAAGTACTAAAGTCATTACTAAATCATCATTATTATCATCTTCTGCCGCAAATGATGTTTTACTTGCCACAAAAGTTGTTAGTTCCGAGATGGTATCAAAATCTGGAATCAACAACTTATCACCTTCAATCAATGTTTTTAAATTGGAACAACCAATTCGTTTGACCGCTACAGACATTTTAAGTCCCATCTGTATACCACGGCCAAATCCACTATGCAACTGCTGTGGTTTTTTGTTTCCTGTAAATACTTTCCAAAGGTTCTCATACTCTAAGTCTTGGTGTATGATGTCAGCCACCTGTGGATTATTATTAATTTCAACCAAAATGTAGGCATCATTGTAGTACCGAGCGGCATTGTGAATCACCGTAGGGAATAATATGGGTGAAATTGAAGAACTCTTATACACCGCCACTTGACGATATGGTGTGGTTGATATATCAAATACAGAAAATGCTGAACAGTCCAAATTACGACCTTCTGATACATCCACGGTAATACAATACAGATGGTCTTTTGTTAACTCATCATCACCTTTTGTTGGATGTTCATAGATTACCATCTTATCATGGTGAGCAATAGGCGGACTGTAAGTCATTTTTTGTAATTTGGTACCAGAAATGAGAGTATTGGTAGAACCTAAAAACTCTGTTTCAAACTCCTGACGGAACTGGTGTTCAGAAGTATTACGAATTGTTTCTTCTTTCCAAACATCATCACGACCTGGTACCATTGACCAATGTACCTCAAATGGCACATAATTGTTTCGTTTATTAATAGCATCTGTCCATATCTTATAGAACAGATTCATGCCGTTAGGTGTAGAAACAATAATAATCTTTGTTTTTGTACCAGCAGTAATAACAGGATAAACTGAGGTAAAGAATTCTGTGGCAATATTGGATGGTACGAAAGCAAACTCATCTAAGAATACAATGTTAAACGAACCAGAACGAGCGGCTGAAGATGATGTAGATGAAGCAATGATTACAGAACCATTCTCTAGCTCTACACGACCTTTGTTCCATTCAACCACACCTTGCTGTAACCACATAGGTAGATTTTCATATGCTAACTGTAATTTACCAAGAATGCCACGAGCAGTTTCACCACGGTTGGCCAGAACAGCAATCGATTGTGCGTCTTGAAAGAGTATTGTCCAAAGAAGATACGCCACCGTGGTGGTCGTTTTACCCACCTGCCGTGGACATTTCATAATAGTGAAACGATTATTATGAAAAGTTCGTATCATGTCCTGCTGGAAATCATACATTTTAAAATCAGTTACACCATCATCTAATGTAATAATTTTAATGTATTTGGCAAAATAAATAGGATCCCTAGAGCACTTGATATATTCATCAACTTGGTCTTGGGTAAAATTAACTTGTACACCAACCCTTTTTAATAGGGGGTTATCACGGTAACTTTCTTTAGTCTTTGCTGGCATTGTTCTTCAATAGTTTGCTGAGTTCAGAAGTTGAACCAACAAAAATAGCCTTATCAATATTGGTATTATTAGTTTCTTTTTTAATACCTTCCATTTCACGCATCTCTTTTTGTATCTTTAATAATCTATCATTGGCTTCGGTCATATTTTTTAACAGACCAGAGTACACTTCAAATGCTCGTGGGTGTTGTCCAGCTTTGGCAATGTTTAATATTTCTTCCATGGCGTCTTTGCCTTGGTCAATAATACCTTGAAGATTTTCTTTTGATTGCTGGTAAGCATCATTTAAATCTTGTTTGATATCTGCCTCATTATACTTGGCGGCCACCACAGGTAAAGAAACTTTTTCTTCTTTTACTGTTGGTGTTACATCAAATATTTGTTCCATGTTTTTTTCAAAATTGTTCATAGTGTATCAGGAAATTCTGTTATTGTGGTGGTATATGTATAATCAACGTTGGCGTTAGCAGTATTTGCCGTAGTAGGATTAGGCACAATTGTAATTGTGGCCATTTTTTCTGCTGGTACAACGTAAGAAGTGAACTGATAATTTGAATTTGTTCGTGTACCTATAATACGTGCATCAGATACAAAGTTACCTTGTATATTGGTCAAATGTAATATATTATTAGTCCACAAAACAACTCGACCAGATGCCGTAGATTCTTGTGCTGAGTATCCTTGATACACAATCTCACCAGTCTGATATGTTCCTGTACCAGTATTGGCCATATTAAATTGCACAACATCACTAGAAGTAATGTCATTAAATATATTCGTAATTGAAGTTCTAATTTGGCCTGTTGGTGTAGTTTTACCAAACACATAACCTTTAACAGTAAAACTTAAAGTCCAAATAATCATACGAGTTTCGGAATCTTTATCGCCTTCATAAACAATATCATGTGATGTGCTATTTAATACAATAGGTATTTCTTTAACAATACCCATTTCAGGAATTAAATTTAATTTAATTGTATAATCTGGTGTAAAATATGGAAGAATGTGTTCAATAATTTGTGTACCATCTTCTATATTTCGTACATAGATGTAAAGATTAAAATCAAAATTGTATGGTACTGGATTATATTGTGAAATTAATCCACCAGTTGTTTGTGCAAATTGTTTAAAGTTAGTATTTTGTTTACGAGAAGAATCATAAGAAAGTCCTGCCATTTCAAATGACATTCTTGGTAATGCTATTTGAATTTTTTTACTTAAATCTGGATCATCTTCTAAACGTTTTACATATAATTCTTTTGTTGCATACACAATAGGTACCAACATACGTTCTGCTTCTGTTAAATCTGGATTGTAACGAACTAGAGTGATATTATCGAATAGGTTACCAAACCCAATAACCATCTTTCGAATGACTCGGTGATATGAAGTATTAGCCATTAAATTTCTCCAAACGGATTGGTCTCAGAGAAATCTATGATTGCGTCTGCTTGAGTATTAATATACTTGTTGTCGTAACTTTCATTATAAGAATTATCTAGTTGTGAATCATAAGAAGTTAATATGTAACGTGCATTACTTGATGCACCAATAATTACAACATTATTTGTAAACTCACCAGAAATATTGCTGACCATTAACGAATTGGCTGATGGTGTCCAAGCTTGTACGATTGCCACAGAAGTGGCATTGGCTTCAGTTTGATCGGCCGCTTGATATACTGTTTCGTTTATTATATAATTATTTGCATTACCAGTTTTTGCGCCAGTAACCAATTTAATCATGTAACCAGAATCATTAACAATCATATCAATATCGTTAACACCAGTGTCAATAATTTCTTGAGCATACTTGAATTTCTCAAGGCGCAACTCATAAAAATATGGTTGTTTACGTCCTAATGTATGAAAATCTTTTGCTTGTTCAGTAAATGTTATTTCATACAACTCACCAGTACCATTTAAAAATGGTACATAGACCAAATCACCTTCTCTTGGTCGTGTGAATGTATTTTGTGGAACTCGCTGTTGAAATGTCCTACGAGAAACAGATACCGTCACCACATTTTTAATTTCTAAGCCAAACTTGGAGAAAAATTCTTGTTGACCTTGGTAATCCATTACATCACCAGAAAGGTACATTTCTAGTGGAAAAGCCGATTTGAATTTTTTAACTGGATCTTCACCATACAATATATCTCTATCTGAAGGATTTTCTATAGGTAAATAGAAAGCATCAAAACCCATGATTTGCATGGATTCGACAATTAGATCCTCTATTACTCTTTGTTCGGCAGTAGAGTTGTAATTATTAAAATAAACCGATGTTGGCATTTTAGTTCATGAACCATTCTAATGGTGCACCATATTCTCTTTCCATTTCGGTTTCCAGCTTCTCAATTTCACCTACTGCTTCTTCATAAATCTTATCACCATTAAGTGTGACACCACCTGGTAATTGTAAACCAGAAAACTTTTTGAGGTTGTTTCCCCATGTTCGTTTAACTAATGCTGTGGCATATTCTTTAATCCAACGGTCATTCCATACTCGATTGTATTCTGTGGCATCGATACAAGCATAACATTCGGCAACTACAATTGTACCACTAGGTGCTTCGGATGCTCCCCATGCCCAATCAATATAAAGTTTTTTCATATGCCGCTGGAAACGAATAGGAACTTCTCCACTAAACATTAACTCTAATGAACGTAAGTGTTGCTGAGTTAATGTATAATTAACGTATGATGCGGAGGTGAAGTCGTAGAGTTCGTTTAGACGGAGTTGATACCGCAGGTCAAACATATTAATAGTTGCCTGAGAATCTTGGACTGGGAAAATACGAGTAACACCAACAATGTCCAAAGGAACATTGGCAGAATCCAACACATTGGTTAAATCCAAATATTGATTATTGACATCGGTATCCGTAATGCTTCGGATATAATAGATTTTTTGGAGACCATCAAAATGGTAGTCTTGCCAATATTGAATGGCATCATCAATTCTATCTTCCAACTGGTCATCATCAATATTAATTTCAATAACCGGAAAACCTAATCGTCTGAGGCAATAATCTTTGAGTGTTTGTCTACTAGTTACCGCTGGCATATTACCCTCCTATTATAGAGGTATTTATACCTCTGACCAATTACTCTATTCCAAGACTTTTTCTTATTTTGGTTGCGGAAATATCAGTAATAGATTTATCAAAAGACTCTTGTTCAATCTTATAACCCACGTCCCGGCCATAAGTAATATTCACAATGTTTGGCACCACTTGAATTTCATATTGTCCTTGATAGAGTGGATCCAAATCTCGTTTAATATAAGATTTAACTTGTTCAATGGCAAACGGATTAGAACCTTGCCATCCTTGGCAGTCACGGATTTGAATAACCACTTGGCCAGTTTTGGCAATGGCTCGGCCAAACAATGCTCGATGGCCTTCATGCCACGGTTGCCAACGGCCTAACATCTGTACAGTTTCTTTTTGCCAGTCAAATACAGGACGCCTACGATTCTCAATAATATGGTTACCAATAAACTCAGCCCATTTTTCAGCATTCTGTTCGGTCACACGAAAGTCATATACTTCTGGTGGTACAAATGCTTTATTGGTATCTTCAAAACGACCCTTTTCAATTGTATCCATCCAAATTGTCCAGTCTGCTTTAAAGTTATTTCTCATTTCCACTAATGGAGCAACAAAATCACAGATAACATAATCACCGCCAGCTTCAAATGCAAACTGTGCCATTCTTAACGACTGACGAATACGACCGGTATCCGAGAAGTCCCAATCATTATACTTCTTACGAATCTCATCAGCATTAAACCAAGTTACTTGAGCTTGGAATCCTGTAATAGGTAACATTTCACCATAGTCAGCTCGTTCTCCATGAGTTTCCAAATACTTCTTTAATGCTTCTGCCATAAATGTTTTGCCGGAACCTGGTAATCCCATAATCAAAATCTTTTTCATTTGTATTCCTTTATTGAGGTTTGCATAATAAATTATTTCCAACTACTGTGTAATTATATTCATACTGATTTAAAAATTGTTTAATATCGTCTATAATAGTTTTTCTATTATCACAATGTTCCACAAATATAATAGGTAAGTGTTTTTTAATTGTGTTAGAACCTCCAACCAAAACATCCAAATCCATACCTTCCACATCTATCTTTAATAAATGTACTTTAGGTATATTATAGTGTTCTAAAAACCAATCAATTGTGTGTATGTCAACAACGACTTTATTGTTTGTTTTTTCAGTAATAATATCTTCTACTAAGCTAAAAGTGCCAAAATCATTTTTTCTAAAGTAATTAGGCTCTACGAATTCAATCTTAGTATTTTCTTTACCTAATCCAATGTTGTATGGGTATACATTATATAGATTGTTTATAGAGGCATTCCCACATAACATTTTAAACACTTCTCTTTGAGGTTCAAAAGAATATATTTTTCCTTGAGGAAAAGCTCTGGACATCCAAGTAGTAAACGTTCCTATATTGGCACCAATATCAAATACTACAGGCTCAGAAAATTCTTTAATTGATTCATAACAATTAAATGCTTCTATTGTTGAGGTATTTCCATGATCTAGTAACCATTGGCCATGACCAACTTGGTTATCATTACAATCGAACCGATTGACAATCATTAAACCATGGTCGCAACTTAACAGTACATTACGATGAACTTTATCACCTACATTAAAGATCATTCTATTCTTTCAATTTAACAAATGCTGTCTGAAAAGAATCTGGTAAATGTATCAATTCTATTTGATGCCAATGTGATTGTATAAACATCTCAATACCCATTCTTGGAGAGAGTTGTACAGGAGCACTACCATGTTCATCAACAAGTTTCCAACCAATTGAATCATCACATAACATTACTCCACCTACTGGTAGTAATCTCCAAGATAATACCATATCTTCAAGCACTGCAGCAGATGTGTGGTCACCATCAACAAAAATAAACTCAGCTTTTTCTTTTTGATGAATTAACTCAACTAAAGCCTCATAACTGTATTTGTTAATGTATGTTACATTGCCTACACACTTACTTAAATTATATTCAAATGTTTTTTTAATTGTTTTAAAATCAAAAGCATGATTATCATTTAATGTGGTGTGAGGATCAATGGCATATATTTTAAATTTATCATTGTGAATTTTACCAAACTCTGAAACCCAAAATGTGGTTATTCCTTCAAAACAACCAATTTCTATCATTTTATTTGGTACACCATACTTCTCAAATAAAAATTTAATATTGGTTTGAGTTCTTTCTCTACCCATATCGACTGTTGAAATATACATATCAATTATTCTTTTTGTGCCAATCAGCAAATCTTCCTGGTTTGTGTACTCTAATAAAAATATTTACACTCTCACAGACATTCGCCATAGTATTTAAATTAATATCCATTTGTTTTGGTGCCAACATACCATCTTGCTGTTGTTGTAACCAATAACCAACCATATTATAAGTTACATCATAAACTTCCAAATCTACGTCATGGTATAATCCAAATGTGCTATCACTTAATTTTTTAGCAATAGATTCAAAGTTAACTTTTTGGTCAAACATTTTAAAAGTTTTGGCAGTCAATGGCCTAACATGAGTGTAATCGTCCCAAAATAAATCACACCGATGATGTGGTACATTAATAAACCATTCTGCTTGATCCGCACTTACTCGGTACATTTCTTTAATAATATTAGTAAAGACTTTTGGGTCTTGACCCAAATGTTCCAAAACATTATCTGCCGTAATTTTTTCAAAGAAGTTATCTTCATATGGCCAAGGAGTTGTTTCAAAATCTAATACTTCATCTGGATTACATTTGGCTTCTGTGTCTACATTCCAATGGTCGTTTAATTTTTTAAATCCACAACCCATGTTTAATTTTTTATTTTCTGGTGTCATAATATATCCTTTTATTAAATCCAAGCATTCCAAAATATTTCACGATTATACTGTTCGTAAATATCAAGACCAAGATACTCAACGCAATTAACTGTGGTACGATCCAGTGATGGTTTAACTTTATGCAAATTAGGTAAACCAACTGCCATATCATTGTATACTTCTGTTTGAACAATCTTTTCAAAATCATGTTCGAACTTTGGTAATTCTAAAAATTCATAGATACGTTTAGTTTGACTTTTTGGACTATTGCAAAAACGATTGTAATCAATAAAAAGAAAACGATCCAAATAACCCATCGTAATTGCATCTTTAATATTTCTGTGAGATAAACCCATTGGACCTTCGGGACCAGCATAGAAGTATGCTCTTGAAGCAATATTGGATCCTTCTCTTAAAGAAGAATCTGCTTTGGTAAAAAATAAAGGATTTTCTTTTCTAAGTTTTTCAAAAGAAGTTAAAATTTCGGCTGGGTTTCTAACGCAAACCACAATTTTAACTTTGCGATCCAAAATTGCTTCGACTTGTGGTAGTAATGGAATCCATCCACGGTCTTTATCGACAATAAAAGGTTTATCAATATGAGAATAATATCCTTGTAATACTGATTTTAAAACTCCAGCTTTGGCATCTGTATTATTATATTCTTGATTTTGTTCCATACTGGACCAAGAAGCGTTAATACTACCAAATATAGATGATAAAGAACTTACAGATTCTCCGTGAACTTTTGGATTTTGTTTGAGTATATTAGTTATGAGAGTGGAACCTGATCTTGGGAGACCTGCCACAAAATGTATGGTTTTTTCCATGATTACCTTTCAGTTTAAAATTATAAAATCAAGATTTAACACTTGTTGTTTATTTATACGCTTATTTTTTTAGCTTTTTCTTTTTTAATTTTTTTGGGAAACATTTCTTTTAGTTCATCTGAAACCTTTTGAAACGTTTCTGTCCAATCTCCAAATTTAGTTTGTCTAAAAACTTTGGTGGTATTTTGATACCAAGGACTATGATCTCCTCCATATGCCCAAACATGATATGGTAATATTGGCACAATCACCCATGTGGGTTTACCCATTGCTGAAGCAAGATGAGCAATACTGGTACATGAAGTAATAACTAAATCAAGATTAGCAATACATGCAGCTGTATCTTCCCAAGAAATTATTAAATGTTGAAGATCCGATATTTTTTCAGGCAATTCTTTTATATCTGTATCTCTTTGTAAACTATAGAATTGTATATGAGAAAAATCTTTGTGTAAATCAATTAATTTTTGTGCGGGAAAAATACGAAATTGCTGATGTTCAAAAAGAGGGCTGCCACTCCAACGAATACCAACTTTTATTTTTTTTGTGTTTAACATTGTTTTCCAAAGATCCACACTTTCGTTCTTTGCAAAGAGATATGGATCATTTGGTAGAGTATCAAATTCATGGCCAAATAACCAGCTAGCACTAAATCCTGGAATCCAAAAATCATGATATGTTTTGGACACTTGATCCAAAGTGATGCATTCTTTAACGCCAGGAATTCTTAGAAAAAGAGGGTGTAATGATTTTTCACAACACATAACACATTTACCGCCTCGTTTCCAAATTTCTGTGGCAAATCTAGCGTAAATCATTTGGTCACCAAAACCACATTCCATATTTAAAATAACAGTCTTACCTTTTAAATCACTTTGATCCCAAATTGGTTTGGTGGTATTAATTTTGCCGCTACCATAAACTTTAAGTGCTCGTCCATGTTCAAGGCATTTAAAACCCTCTTGTAATTTTCCTTGATTAATAAGAAACCATCCACGATTAAATTTTGATTTTGGATCGTCAGGATCTAAAGCTTCTAATTCTTCTGCTAATTTCCAAGCTTCTTCAAATCTTCCTCTTATCATTAAATTTAGTTGCTGGTCAATCAAATGCATAATCAAACTCCTATAAAATAATTAATCAAATATATTTAGTAAAACTTTTTTATGATATTCCTGCTGTATGATTACCACCAGCAGTTGCAGCAGCCCATGATCTGGACCCAATTTGTACTGGACTGGATTTAGCTATAATTGTACCATCTCCCAATCGGCCATAGGTACCTTGACCCCATGTAAACAAGGCACCACCAAAACGAATAGCAGCTGCATGAGTACCACCAGCAGACACGGCAGTCCAAGAACTGGAACCAATTTGTACTGGACTGAATCTTGTATTAGTTGTACCATCACCTAATCGGCCATAACTATTAGAACCCCATGTAAATAATAGTGCATCGGAACGAATGGCTCCCGTAAAATAACGGCCAGCACTTACAGCAGTCCATGAGCTGGCTCCTATTTGTATTGGACTGGATGTTGCAGATAAATTAGTTCCTAATTGACCATCGGTTCCAACTCCCCACGTATACAACAATCCATCAGAACGTATAGCTCCAGTATGATTTTGGCCAACACTTACAGCAGTCCACGAGCTGGATCCTATTTGTACTGGACTGGATCTAGTGGTGGTTGCACTATCACCTAATTGGCCAGAAGTACCAAGGCCCCATGTAAACAAGGTACCACCAGAACGAATAGCAGCTGTTTGATCGCCACCAGCAGCTACAGCAGTCCAAGAGCTGGATCCTATTTGTATTGGACTGGATCTACTGGTCGTACTACTATTTCCTAGTCGGCCATAAGTATTGTTACCCCATGTAAACAAATAACCATCAGAACGAATAGCAGCTGTGTGATATCTGCCAGCAGATACAGCAGTCCAAGAACTAGAACCAATTTGTACTGGACTGGATCTAGTGGTGGTTGTACCATCACCTAACTGGCCACTATTATTAAAACCCCATGTAAACAAATAACCATCAGAACGAATAGCAACTGTATGCGCACCACCAGCACCAGCACTCACAGCAGTCCATGAACTGGATCCTACTAGTGTTGCAACAAGTGCACTAGGTAGTGCATTATTTCCAACCGTTATTGGACTGGATTTAGCTACAAGTGTAATATCACCTAATTGGCCACTATTATTAACACCCCATGCAAACAAGGTACTACCAGAACGAATAGCAGTTGTAAAGGATCCGCCAGCAGCCACAGCAGTCCAAGAACTGGAACCAATTTGTACTGGACTGGATTTAGATACAGCTGTACCATCACCTAATTGGCCACTAGTGTTAAGTCCCCATGTGAACAAGGTACCACCAGAACGAACAGCAGCTGTATGATAATTTCCAGTAGATACAGCTGTCCATGAACTGGATCCAATTTGTACTGGAGAAGATAGAGAAAAAGATTGACTTACTCCAACTGTTATTGGACTGGATCTAGTACTGGTTGAGTCCTCTCCCAATTGGCCATAATTGCCACGTCCCCATGTAAATAATAATCCATCGGAACGAACAGCTCCTGTATGATTACCACCAGCAGCCACGGCAGTCCACGTGCTGAATCCTATTTGTATTGGACTGGATTTGTTTGTAGCAGTACCATCTCCTAATTGACCGTTTGCATTACCGCCCCATGTATATATTAAATTACTAAAAGAAGGTCGAGCCACCGTATGACTCAATCCAGCACTTACCTCAAGATAAGGACCAAATGCTACTTGAACTGGACTGGATCTAGTGGTGGTTGTACCATCACCTAATTGGCCACTATTATTAAAACCCCATGTAAACAAGGTACCACCAGAAAGAATAGCAGCTGTATGAGTACCACCAGCAGATACAGCAGTCCAAGAGCTGGATCCTATTTGTATTGGACTGGATTTACTAACAGCTGTACCATCACCTAATTGGCCAGAAGTACCATCTCCCCATGTAAATAAAGTACCACCAGAACGAACAGCTGCTGTATGGACACCACCAGCACCCACAGCAGTCCAAGAACTAGAACCAATTTGTACTGGACTGGATCTAACGGTGGTTGTGCCATCACCTAATTGACCAGAAGCATTATACCCCCATGTAAACAAAGTACCGCCAGAACGAATAGCAGCCGTATGTGTTGTACCAGCACTTACAGCAGTCCAAGAGCTGGATCCAATCTGAACTGGACTGGATTTGAATACATTTGTACCATCTCCTAATTGGCCAGAAGTATTACGTCCCCATGTAAATAGTGTGCCACCAGAACGAATAGCAACTGTGTGATCGCCACCAGCAGCCACAGCAGTCCAAGAGCTGGATCCTATTTGTACTGGAACTTGTTGAGCCATAGTTGAATTATTTCCTAATTGGCCAATACTATTAAAGCCCCATGTAAATAATAGTCCATCAGAACGTATAGCAGCTGTATGTGTTGTACCAGCAGCCACAGCAGTCCAACTTAATACTTCTGAATAAACAGTCGTTCCTAATTGGCCTTCATTGTTACGACCCCATGTAAACAAAGTACCGCCAGAACGAATAGCAGCCGCATGTGTGAAAGCAGCACTTACAACAGTCCATGAGCTGGATCCTACTTGTACTGGACTGCTAGCATTTGTAATATTATTATTTCCAACTGTTATTGGACTGGATTTGTAGGCGTTTGTGCCATCTCCTAAGTTACCATTATTATTAATTCCCCATGCAAACAAGATACTATCAGAACGAATAGCAGTTGTAAAGTTACCTCCAGCACCTACAGCAGTCCAAGAGCTAGATCCCACTTGTATGGGACTAGAACAGTTAATACCACTTTGCCCCAATTGACCATAAGTATTTGTTCCCCAAGTAAACAAATAACCATCAGAACGAATAGCAGTTGTAACCCTATACCCAGCAGACACGGCAGTCCACGAGCTAGAACCAATTTGTACTGGACTGGATCTATTGGCAGTTGTACCATTTCCTAATTGACCCCAAAAATTTCTACCCCATGTAAACAAATAACCATCAGAACGAATAGCAGCTGTATGTTGTGTTCCAAAATTTACAGCAGTCCAAGAGCTAGAACCAATTTGTACTGGACTGGATCTAGTGGTGGTTGTACCATCACCTAATTGACCTTGAGTATTATAACCCCATGTAAACAAATAACCATCAGAACGAATAGCTCCTGTACTGGCGGGCCCGGCAGATATAACAGTCCAAGAGCTGGATCCTATTTGTACTGGTACCACTTCATTAAAAAGTACATTATTTCCAATCGTTATTGGACTACTTTTATTTGTAGGTGTATTATCTCCTAATTGACCATTGAGCGCCTGTCCCCATGTAAATAAGATACCATCAGAACGAATAGCACCTATATGATTAGTACCAGCAGCCACAACAGTCCAAGAACTGGAACCAATTTGGACTGGACTGGATCTAATGGTGGTTGTGCCATCACCTACCTGACCATAATTATTACGGCCCCATGCAAACAAGTAACCATCAGAACGAATAGCAGCTGTATTACTTGGGCCAGCCTTAACAGCTGTCCAAGAACTGGATCCTATTTGTATTGGAGAACTCGTACTAACGATTGCAGCGGCAGCTCCAATTTGTACTGGACTGGACTTAACTACAACTGTACCATCTCCTAATTGGCCATCAGTACCAAGACCCCATGTAAACAAGTCATTACCTGAACGAAGGGCTGCCGTATGGTTACCAGCAGATACAGCAGTCCATGAGCTAGATCCAATTTGAACTGGACTTGATCTATCAATCGTACTATTATTTCCTAATTGACCGCTTCCATTAAATCCCCATGTAAACAAGGTACTGCCAGAACGAATGGCTACTGTATGACCTTGACCAGCAGCCACAGCAGTCCAAGAGCTGGATCCTATTTGTACTGGACTGGATCTAGCGGTGATTGTGCCATCACCTAATTGGCCAGAAGTATTACGTCCCCATGTAAATAGTGTGCCACCAGAACGAATAGCTCCTGTATGATTAGTGCCAGCAGCCACAGCTGTCCAAGAACTGGATCCTATTTGTACTGGAGAAAAAATAGCTGCAACTAAATTATTTCCAACTGTTATTGGACTAGATTTGCTTGTAGAAGTAAAATCTCCTAATTGGCCTCGGTTATTTTGACCCCACGTAAACAATATGCCATCAGAAAGAACAGCAGCTGTATGAGCAACACCAGCAGCCACAACAGTCCAAGAACTGGAACCAATTTGTACTGGACTGGATCTAATGGTGGTTGTGCCATCTCCCAATCGGCCATAACTATTAAAGCCCCATGTAAACAAATATCCATCAGAACGAATAGCAGCTGTGTGATAAAGACCAGCAGCTACAGCAGTCCATGAGCTGGATCCAATCTGAACTGGACTGGATTTGAATACATTTGTACCATCTCCTAATTGGCCATAGGTATTACGTCCCCATGTAAATAGTGTGCCACCAGAACGTATAGCTGCCGCAGCAGCTGCTCCAGCAGCTACGGCCGTCCATGAACTAGAACCTATTTGAACTGGACTGGATTTATTGGTAACAGTACCATCTCCCAATCGGCCAAGACTACCAAGGCCCCATGTAAATAAGTAACCGTCTGAACGAATAGCTGCTGCGTGATATTGACCAGCACTCACAACAGTCCATGAACTGGATCCTATTTGTACTGGACTGGAGCTATTAGTAGTAGTACCATCTCCTAATTGGCCATAGTTATTACGTCCCCATGTAAACAAGTATCCATCAGAACGAATAGCAGTTGTATGTTGACCGCCAGCACTTACAGCAGTCCATGAACTGGATCCAATTTGTACTGGACTGGATTTACTATTAATTGTACCATCTCCTAAACGGCCACTAGCATTAAGACCCCATGTAAATAATAATCCATCAGAACGAATAGCAGTTGTATGAGAGAAACCGGCACTTACAGCAGTCCATGAACTGGATCCTATTTGTACTGGACTGGATTTATTAGAAGTTGTACCATCTCCTAATTGACCAGAAAAATTAAGACCCCATGTAAATAAGTAACCGTCTGAACGAATAGCTGCTGTAAAATCGCCACCAGCAGACACAGCAGTCCAACTTGATAAATCTGTAACAGAAGCTGTTCCTAATTGGCCATAGGTATTACGTCCCCATGTAAACAAGTAACCATCAGAACGAACAGCAGCTGTATGAGTACCACCAGCAGATACAGCAGTCCAAGAGCTGGATCCTATTTGAACTGGACTGGATCTAGTGGTGATTGTACCATCACCTAACTGGCCACTATTATTAAAACCCCATGTAAATAATAATCCATCGGAACGAATAGCAGATGTGTGATATTGTCCAGCACCAACAGCAGTCCATGAGCTGGATCCTATTTGCACTGGACTGGATTTAGCTACATTAGTACCATCACCTAATTGACCATAATACCCCTGCCCCCATGTAAACAATGTACCACCAGAACGAATGGCTGCTGTAAAATATCGGCCACCAGCCACAGCTGTCCAAGAGCTGGATCCTATTTGTACTGGACTGGATTTACTGGTTGTTGTACCATCACCTAATTGACCATGAGTAGTATTTCGTCCCCACGTAAATAATAATCCATCAGAACGAATAGCAGCTGTATGCCTATAACCAGCAGCCACAACGGTCCAACTTGTTGCATCACTCAAGGGTTTTCCTAATTGACCAGTACCATTATTTCCCCATGTAAACAAAATACCATCAGAACGAACAGCTGCTGTATGAAAACTTGCAGCAGCTACAGCAGTCCAAGAGCTGGATCCTATTTGTATTGGACTGGATCTATTGGTAGTTGTACCATCACCTAATTGCCCAGCATTACCTTGTCCCCATGTAAATAATAATCCATCGGAACGAATAGCAGCTGTACTCCTATAACCAGTAGACACAGCAGTCCAAGAGCTAGAACCAATTTGTACTGGACTGGATCTACCAATTCCTGATGTACCATCTCCTAATTGGCCATAACTATTACGACCCCATGTAAATAAAGTACCACCAGAACGAATAGCAGCTGCTTGATAATGTCCAGCAGCCACAGCAGTCCAAGAGCTAGAACCAATTTGTACTGGACTGGATTTACTGCTAAAAGAAGTACCGTCTCCTAATTGACCTTGATTATTAAAACCCCATGTAAACAAAGTACCACCAGAACGAATAGCAGTTGTAAAGGATCCGCCAGCAGCCACAGCAGTCCAAGAACTGGAACCAATTTGTACTGGACTGGATTTAGTGGCGGTTGTACCATCTCCTAATTGTCCACCATTGTTGAGTCCCCATGTAAATAATAATCCATCAGAACGAATAGCAGCTGTGTGGCCTTGACCAGCAGATATAACAGTCCAACTAAATAAATCGGTCAAGGGTTTTCCTAATTGACCGCTTCCATTACCGCCCCATGTAAACAAAATACCATCAGAACGAACAGCAGCTGTATGAGTACCACCAGCAGCCACAGCAGTCCACGAGCTGGATCCTATTTGTATTGGACTGGATTTGACTACAGTTGTGCCATCTCCTAATTGGTTATTAGTATTAAGTCCCCAAGTAAACAATGTACCACCAGAACGAATAGCCGCTGTGTGATAATTTCCAGTAGATACAGCTGTCCATGAACTGGATCCAATTTGTACTGGACTGGATCTACCAATCGTACTATTATTTCCTAATTGACCGCTTCCATTACTGCCCCATGTAAACAAATAACCATCGGAACGTATAGCAGCTGTATGGGAATTCCTAGCAGACACAGCAGTCCAACTTGATAAATTTGTTACAACACTATTATTGATACCTAATACACCTTGTGCATTACCGCCCCATGTAAACAAAGTACCGCCAGAACGAATGGCTGCTGTAAAATATCGGCCAGCAGCCACAGCAGTCCAAGAGCTAGAACCAATTTGTACTGGACTGGATTTATTGATAAATGTATCATCTCCTAATTGGCCATAACTATTACGACCCCATGTAAACAAATATCCATCAGAACGAATAGCTCCTGTATGATAAAATCCAGCACCTACAGCAGTCCACGAGCTGGATCCTATTTGTACTGGACTGGATTTATTGGTAGTTGTACCATCACCTAATTGGCCAACATTATTAAAGCCCCATGTAAACAATGTACCACCAGAACGAACAGCAGCTGTATGATAGCGGCCAGCAGCCACAGCTGTCCAAGAGCTGGATCCTATTTGTACTGGACTGGATCTAGTGGTGATTGTACCATCACCTAATCGGCCAAGACTACCAAGACCCCATGTGAATAAGTAACCATCGGAACGAATAGCAGCTGTATGGATACCACCAGCAGATACAACAGTCCAACTGTTTAAATCTGAAAAAGCGCTTGTTCCCAATTGGCCATTATTATTAAGTCCCCACGCATACAGAAATTTTTCTGAAACTTGGGAACTCTTGGCTAAAAGTTGTTCAATCAATAACATTTAATATTGTAATTCTAACGATGGCCAATTAACTTGATCAATATTAATAATTTCATTCTCCAAATATGTTTGTACAATATCTCTAAGAGATTGTCTATAAACTAACCATTTATTTTTTGTAGATTCATCAAATTTATTTTGTACATCCTGTAATTGAGACCAATCTGAATCAATTAATAATTTATTTCTTCTACTTCTTAATTCTTCTATAAATCTGTATTTTTTATTAAAAAATTCTTCTTCGGGTACCGCTTCTCTTTCAATCAATGTAATAGTTTCTAAAACATCATTCTCTCTAATCTCATAATTATATCCACTCACATAATGAGTAGACTCATCATATAATTCGTGTTGTTTAGTTACAGGATACCAGCCTACAGATTTTAAAAAAGGTAAATCATTAACGGCCAAATTTAATCCACTTATATTTTTCCAATTTTGTGGTAAAAGGTCGTGTTGTTCCGCAACCTCATTATTTTCTATGTGTACCCAATTTGCCATTTTTAATATCCGTTATTTACTATCTAACATGGAAGCTACACCTCTCCAATTTACTCCGCCATCATCTGTTATAAAAACTAAAATATCGGTACCTGAAGAAGTTAATGCTGGTGCTGTTCCCGCCGGCCAACGAGTTCCTGAAGGCCAATTTTGTGTAGATGAACCTCCATTTGCTAATTCTAAAATGAAACCGCAAGCATTTGGAGGAGGAACAGGATTTGCAAATGTCCAGGTTGTAATACCTGTTGTGTTGGCGATAACGTAATTTCCTAATGTAAGGTCAATTGTTGTATTACCGCTTACTGATCCTAAAACATTTGTTGTAATGCCGTAGTTTGTTATGGTACCATTTTTATTAAATCTGGTTGGACCAATTGTTAAATTGCCAACAGAAATGCTGTTGTTTGCTAACGCAGCATTATTTAATAAAACTTCTGAGTTGGTAACTTGTGTACCGTTAACAGGTACTGTTTTGAAAAGCTGATTCGTAATAGGATTATACACCTCATCACCAAGCCGTTGGCCATTTAATGAGGTGTTTGCTGATACTACATGTTTGATATAATCCCGAGAGGACATTTTACCTCCCTATTAAGCTTGCGCCTCTGTCCAACTAATACGAGCGTTAATTGAATTCGTTGTAACTGCCGTAACGTTAGTTGCACAAATTGTAATCATATCAGGACCATCGGGGAATACGTTTAGTGCTGTTGTGGGCACGTTAAATGAAGTTCCGCCACCTAAAATTGAATTACCTAAATCACGAACCAGTGAAAGTTCTTCAGAAGTTACACCTGGAGTTGTTGTAAAGAAACCATAGATATCTTCACCACCAGCAATCGTTTGGCCTGATGTATGAAATGCTACTTGTGATAAACTTGAACCACCAGCATTGGTAAATGTTCCGCCAGATACACGACCATTTAAACGTAGTGTAATTAGAAAAGACATGCCCGAACCAGTGGTAAACGCATCAATTGATCGTAACACCATCTGCATACGATTAATAACTTCTCGTTGTCCTAATAAACCAGAGAGACCACTATCAACAGATGGAGCCGGACGAATTGTAATAAGTGGTTGAGTTACATTTGAACCAATATTACTAATGGTAGTTCTCATACCAGCAACGAACACGAATGATTTATCATCATCAAAACGACCATCCATAATTACAGAAGAACCCCAATGGCTAATTGTTGATGCTTGAGCCGGTGAGAATGATTCAACTAATGTTGGTGCTGTTGCTGAAAATGTAAACGTTGTTGCCGTTCTAGTGCCCAAAGCAATACCGCCTGTGTTAGCCGAGTTACGTTGTAAACCAGTAAATGTTGTTTGTGTTTTACCTGTATAGTAGATGTATTCAATTGCACCGCCAGCTGAAGAAGGCGCTGATACAACTAAAGTTCCTACGGGCGGAAATAAAGTAGTATCATTAACCGTCATTGAAGTTGCGCCAGCAGCCAATGTTGATGTTAAGAAAGTTCTTGATGCAATTGTGTTTGTTTCATACCGAGCAGGCACGTTACCAGAACGCATGTAAGCTTCAGTATTGTTGTTGTTGTTTACTATTCGATGGCAGTAAATTACTTCACCACGAGTATTTTTGAAACCAAAACGAATTGCTCCAGCACCATACCAAGTAAAGTCAATATAGAACATTTGCATCTTAGTCAAATCTAAATTATATAAACTTGCACCTGTGCCGTCACAGCGGTCAATATTCC